TACCTGATCAATGGCAATATGCTCCCGCTTGGAAACGCCGGGGCCTTTGCAAATACCGAAGTTAGCGATGACGGAAAGGAGGAAGATTCTGATGAAGAAGTTCTGGAAGTGGAAGAACCAGGCGGAGGCGGAGACAGCTCCGGCGGAACGGACGCTGTTCCTGAACGGCACCATCGCCGAGGAAAGCTGGTTTGACGATGACGTCACGCCGCAGCTTTTTAAAGAGGAACTGATGGGCGGAAGCGGAGACATCACGGTCTGGATCAACAGCCCCGGCGGGGACTGCGTGGCTGCGGCCCAGATCTACAATATGCTCATGGATTATCCACACAACGTTACGGTCAAGATCGATGGCATTGCGGCATCTGCAGCAAGTGTGATTGCTATGGCGGGCACGAAGGTGCTGGTATCGCCGGTGTCCATGATGATGATCCACAATCCCATGACGGTGGCCATGGGTGACACCGCAGAGATGCAGAAAGCCATCGAGATGCTTGGCAGTGTGAAGGATTCCATCATTAACGCCTATGAGATTAAGACCGGGCTGTCCCGCGCCAAGCTGTCCCACCTGATGGACGCGGAAACCTGGATGGACGCGAACAAGGCGGTGGAGCTTGGCTTTGCCGATGAAATCATGACACGCTCTGAAGTGTCAGAGGATATGGAGCCGCCTGCGGTTTCCATGCTGTATTCCAAAGCCGCTGTGGTCAATTCCCTGATGGATAAGATCGCGGCAAAGTGTAAAACCAACCCTAAGAAAACCGAAGATTCCAAACCCAAGGGCCGCTCCGTAGACAGTCTCTACGAGCGGCTCAATCTTTTGAAACATTAAGGAGGATACCACTATGACGATTCTTGAACTGCGCGAGAAGCGCGCCAAAGCCTGGGAAGCTGCGAAAGCCTTTCTGGATTCCCACAGAAACGATAAGGGCGTCCTGTCCGCCGAGGATGACGCCGCCTATACCCGCATGGAGCAGGAGATCACCGACCTGGGCAAGGAGATCGCCCGCCTGGAACGTCAGGAGGCGCTGGAGGCAGAACTGAACCGCCCTGTGAACAAGCCCCTGACGGGTAAACCCATGAGCGGCAAGGAGGATGCAAAGACCGGGCGCGCCACCGATGAGTACCGCCAGAACTTCTGGAACATGATGCGTTCCAAGGCTCCGATGCCCTCTGTGGTGAATGCGCTGCAGATTGGTACGGATTCCGAGGGCGGCTATCTGGTGCCGGACGAATATGAGCGCACCCTGGTGGAAGCACTGGAAGAGGAGAATGTATTCCGCCAGCTTGCCAGGGTGATCCAGACTTCCAGCGGAGACCGCAAGATCCCCGTGGTGGCGACCAAGGGAACTGCCTCCTGGATTGATGAGGAAGGCGCTTACACCGAGAGCGATGATTCCTTCAGCCAGGTATCCATCGGGGCGTACAAGTTGGGGACGATGATCAAGGTTTCTGAGGAACTCTTGAACGACAGCGTCTTTGACCTGGAAAGCTACATCTCCCGTGAGTTTGCCCGCCGCATCGGCGCCAAGGAGGAGGAAGCCTTCTTTACCGGGGATGGCTCCGGCAAGCCCCTGGGCATCCTGGCAGCCAGCGGCGGCGCAGAGACCGGCATCACAGCTGCGTCTGCCACCGCCATTACCGCCGATGAACTGATCGACCTGTTCTACTCCCTGAAATCGCCTTACCGCCGCAACGCTGTGTGGGTGCTGAACGATTCCACCATCAAGGCAGTCCGTAAACTGAAAGATGGCAGCGGCCAGTACCTGTGGCAGCCTTCCCTGACTGCCGGAACGCCGGATACCATCCTGGGCAGACCTGTGCGCACCTCGGCCTATATGCCCGCCATCGCCGCCAGCGCGAAGACCATCGCTTTCGGTGATTTCAGCTACTACTGGATCGCGGACCGCCAGGGGCGTTCCTTCAAGCGCCTGAACGAACTGTATGCGGCAAACGGCCAGGTGGGCTTCCTCGCTTCCCAGCGCGTGGACGGCAAGATGATCCTGCCGGAGGCTGTCAAGGTGCTGGTACAGAAAGCATCGTAAGGGAGGGTTGACAGATGAGCTACAACGGAAAGAACTACATGGAACAGGGCGGCGATAAGTGGGTGATCGGAGGCACCCTCGAAATCAAGGAGGGGGCTTCTGTTACCGGTTTGCCCGCCGCTGAGGTTCCCCAAGCGGCAACCCAGGCCGACAGCGTTGCGGAGGATGTTTCCACTCTGGTTTCTGATTTCAACGGCCTGCTGGCCAAGCTGAAGGCAGCGGGCCTGATGGCATCCAGTTAAGGAAGGAGGCGGCGGGGGTGGACACTCTGCTGGAAAAAGTCAAAGCAAACCTGATTCTGGAGCATTCGGCGGATGACGCGCTTTTGCAGAACTACATCACCGCCGCTGTTTCCTATGCGGAGAGCTACCAGCATATCCAGGAGGGCTATTACACGGAGAATGCGATGCCGGCCACCACCGAACAGGCGGTGATTATGCTGGCATCGCATTTCTATGAGTCCAGGGACGGTTCCACGGGCGGATTCTTCGCTGATAACACAAACGCAGCACAGCAGGTCTGGAACACGGTCAACCTTCTGCTTCGGCTCGACCGGGAATGGAAGGTGTGATATGAGTTTTGGAAAAATGAACACCTTCATCTCCATTGTGGAAAAACAGTTCACGCAGGATGATGAGGGCTTTAAGACGGAAACGGATGTGACCGTGGCAGAGGTACGCGCTTACCGGGAAGGCCGGCATGGCAGTGAGAAATGGGCCAACATGGCTTCCTTTTCCACCGCCACCGACCTTTTTCAATTCCGCGTGATACCAGGCGTCACGGTCACAACCGATATGCGCATTCTCTGCGACGGGCATACCTTCGAGATCACATCGGTGGAGGATGTCAAAGGCAGGGGGATGTATCTGGAGGTGCTGGGGACGGAGGTGAAATCGGGTGGCTAAGGTTCAAATGAAAATGCCGGAGGACTTTCTGATGAAGGTATCCCGGCTGGCGGACAAAACCGATGAGATTCTCCCGAAGGTGCTGGAAGCGGGCGCGGAGGTTGTGGAGGACAAGGTGCGCTCCAACCTGCAGGCGGTTATCGGCAGCGGGACGAAGTATGAGTCCAGAAGCACCGGGGAGCTTCTCCGCTCCCTTGGCACATCTCCCGCCCTGCAGGATAAGAACGGGGACTTCAATGTGAAGGTAGGCTTTTCCGAGCCAAGGTCGGACGGCGACAGTAACGCCAAGATCGCCACCATCCTGGAATACGGCAAAAGCGGCCAGCCCGCAAAACCCTTCTTAAAACCAGCCCGTTCCTCCTCCCGGAATGCCTGTATCAACGCCATGAAGGCGAAGCTGGACGAGGAGGTGGAGAAGATTTGAGCCTGCTTTCGGAAATCAAGGCTGCGGTCACCGGCTGCGGACTGCCTGTGGAGACAGGCGTGTTCTCCGGGGAGCCGCCGGAGGAATATGTGGTGGTCACGCCTTTGGCGGATACCTATGAACTTCACGCAGATAACCTGCCGGGGTATGAAGCCCAGGAGGCGCGGCTCTCCCTGTTCTCCAAAGGGAACTATCTGATGCGGAAGGGGCAGCTTTCAAATGCGCTCCTTGCCGCTGATTTTGTGATTACGGACAGGCGGTACATCGGCCATGAGGACGATACCGGCTACCACCACTATGCCATTGATGTGGCAAAACTGTATGGATTGGAGGAATGAACTATGGCTACCATTGGCCTTGATAAACTTTTCTACTCGAAGATTACCGAGGGTGAAAACGGCGATGAGACCTATGCCGCCCCTGTGGCTTTGGCAAAAGCCATGACCGCCGAGCTTTCCGTGGAACTGGCGGAAGCTACGCTGTACGCGGACGATGGCGCGGCGGAGGTCGTGAAGGAGTTCCAGAGCGGGACGCTGACGCTGGGTGTGGACGATATTGGGAAAAGCGTGGCGGAAGACCTGACCGGGGCGGTGATTGATGAAAACGGCGTCCTGGTTTCCGCATCAGAGGACGGCGGCGCTCCGGTTGCCATCGGCTTCCGGGCCAAGAAAGCAAACGGCAAATACCGCTATTTCTGGCTGTACCGCGTGATTTTTGGTATCCCGGCCACCAACCTGACCACCAAGGGCGAGAGCATCGAGTTTTCCACCCCTTCCATCGAGGGGACGGTGACCCGCCGCAATAAGGTGGACGGCCAGGGCAAACACCCCTGGAAAGCGGAGGTGTCCGAGGATGACTCCGGTGTGTCTCCCACGGTTATCACGGGCTGGTACGATGAGGTCTATGAGCCGTCCTATGCGGATCAGACATCTGACACAGGCGGCGAAGGGTAATAGGAGGTTTTGAGATATGGATGAAAGAACAGCAATTGTCAATATCGGCGGGCAGGAATACGAAATGCTCCTGACCACCAGGGCGACCAAGGCCATCGCCGGACGCTACGGCGGGCTGGAGAACCTGGGCGAGAAGCTGATGAAAGCGGAAAATTTTGAGATGGCTCTGGACGAGATCGTGTGGCTGATTACCCTTCTGTGCAACCAGCCGATCCTCGTCCACAACCTGAAGCACCCGGAGGACAAAAAGCCGGAGCTGACCGCCGAGGAGGTGGAGATTCTCACCTCCCCGATGGAACTGACGGACTACAAAGACGCCATCATGGAGGCCATGTACCGGGGGACGAAACGGAATATCGAAAGTGAGCCGGAGGGAAAAAACACGGCGGCCGGGTAAGCGATGAAGAATTGTTTACCCGGCTTTTGTATTACGGCATGGCCCACCTCTCCCTGCGCATGGAGGAAGTGTGGCTCATGCCGTTTGGCCTGCTCATGGATCTGTGGGAATGCCACAGGCAGTTTTTGGGGCTTGCGAAGCCAAAACGGGAACTGACGATAGATGATGTCATTCCCTATGGAATATGACGGGGACCCCACAAAGCCAAGTGGCTTTGTGGGGAGAGGACGAATGACGGAATGAGCGAGTTTTCGTGTTTACACGAAAACGAGGGATATGAAGTCCATGAGGACGAAGGAAGGAGGTGCGGCCCGTGGCGGATAATTTTGGCCTGAAAATCGGCATTGAGGGCGAAAAGGAATTTAAAAAGGCTTTGTCGGAGATCAACCAGTCCTTTAAGGTGCTGGGCTCCGAGATGAAGCTGGTCTCCTCCCAGTTTGAAGCCAATGATAAATCCATCCAGGCGCTTTCCGCAAGGAATACCGTTCTGAACAAGGAAATCGACGCCCAGCGCCAGAAGATCGAAACGCTGCGGGCTGCCCTCCAGAACGCCTCCGAGTCCTTTGGGGAGAACGACCGCCGGACGCAGAACTGGCAGATCCAGCTTAACAACGCCGAAGCCGCCTTAAACGGCATGGAGCGGGAACTTTCCGCCAATGAGCGGGCCATTGAGTCCCTCTCCCGGCAGGAGACGGAGGCGGCGGACGCCACAGAGCGGCTCTCCCAGGAGATTTCCCGCCAGGAAGAGGAACTTTCCGGGATGAAACGCGCCTATTCCAATGCGGTGCTGGAGTACGGCAAAGGCTCCAGCGAGGCAAAGGAACTGGAGGGGCGCATTTCCCAGCTTTCCGGGGAACTGCGGGAAAACCGGGAGCGGATGAAGGACGCCGGGGATGTGGCGGAGGATTTCGGCGATTCGCTGGAGGACGCATCCAGCGGGGCGGATAAATTAGGCTCCGGCCTTTCGGTCGCCACGGTGGCGATGGGAAACCTCATCTCCTCCGGCATCCAGGCGGCGTTAAGCGGCATCCAGGAGCTTGGCAGCGCCATCTGGAACCTGGACGAAGCCACGGAGGAATACCGGGTAGCCCAGGGCAAGCTGACTACCGCTTTTGAGGCGGCTGGATACAGCGGGGACGTGGCACAAAAATCCTACACGGAGTTCTATAAAATCCTGGGCGATACGGACACGGCCACGGAAGCCTCCCAGCTCCTGGCGCAGCTTGCGGAAAATGAGCAGGACATTACCAAGTGGACGAATATCGCGGCCGGTGTCTACGGTACCTTTGGCGACGCCCTTCCCATCGAGGGCATGATCGAGTCCGCCAATGAGACCGCCAAGGTGGGACAGGTTACCGGCTCTCTGGCGGACGCCTTAAATTGGGTGGGCATCAGCGAGGATGCCTTCAACGAAAAGCTGGCGGCCTGCTCCAGTGAAAGTGAGCGCAACCGACTCATCATGGAGACCCTTTCCGGGGCCTATGATGAGGCGAGCGGCGCGTTTTACCGCAACAACGAGGCGCTGGTGGCTTCCAGAGAAGGACAGGCGCAGCTTGACGAGACCCTGGCGGGGCTTGGGGAGACCATCTCCAATGTGAAGAACAGCCTCCGGGCAGAGTTCCTCCCGGCAATTTCGGAAGTCATCTCCGCCTTTACCGACATGGTCAATGGCGTGGACGGGGCGGATGAAGCCTTTGCCGGGGCCATTACGGGGCTGGTGAACACGGCGGTTTCCATGCTGCCGCAGTTTGTAAACACCGGGATGCAGATGCTGACCTCGCTGCTTTCCGGCATCATACAGAGCCTTCCTGCTGTGGTGGAGGGCGCGGCGCAGATCATTGTTACCCTTGCTCAGGGAATTGCGGAGGCTGTCCCTACCCTGATTCCGCAGATCGTCCTTGTGGTGACGCAGATCGTGCAAACGCTGATTGAAAATCTGCCCATGATCCTGGACGCTGCCCTGCAGCTGATTCTGGGACTGGCACAGGGGCTTTTAGACGCTATCCCTGTTCTGATTGCGGCTTTGCCCGCCATCATTACGGCGATTGTGGAGTTTATCGTGGGGGCGATCCCCCAAATTATTAACGCCGGGATACAGCTTCTGACCTCCCTGATTTCCGCACTGCCGGAGATCATCACAGCCATTGTGGCGGCAATCCCACAGATTATCGACGGACTGGTGACGGCGATCCTTGGCAGCATCCCGCAGATCATAGAAGCCGGGGTAAACCTGCTGATCTCCCTGATCCAGAACCTGCCCACCATCATTACCACTATTGTGGGAGCAATCCCGCAGATTATTACAAGCATCATCAACGCCCTTGTCGGGAATATCGATAAGATCATCCTGGCCGGCGTACAGCTTTTTGTGGCCCTGATCACCAACCTTCCGAAAATCATTGTGGAGATCGTAAAGGCGGTGCCGCAGATCATCTCCGCCATCGTGAAGGGCTTTGCAAGCGGTGTGTCCCAGATGGCAAATATCGGTCTGAACCTCATCAAGGGCATCTGGAACGGCATCGGGAATGCGGCAAGCTGGCTGTGGAACAAGGTCAGCGGCTTCTGCTCGAACCTGCTTAGTAAAATCAAGGGCTTCTTCGGCATTTCCTCCCCGTCCAGAGAGATGGCGTGGGTGGGCGAGATGCTTGGCAGGGGACTTGCCGGTGGAATCGAGGACGGCGCAGGTGCGGCTATCAGCGCCGCAGAGGACTTAAACAACGGCATCCTTGGCGTGATGAATGGGCTGGCAGCGGATATGCAGTCGGCAGTTCCTTCAAACTTTGCTTTTGATGCAAGCGGAACGGTCGGCTCTGTTTCCAGCAGCATGGGCGGCGTGGGCGGTTCCTCCTTCGGAACGCTCATCACCATCCAGCAGATGATCGTCCGCAGCGAAGATGACATCCGCAGGATTTCCCAGGAACTTTACAACCTGATCCAGACCGGCTCCCGCGCCCAGGGACGGTTCAGCACAGCATAAAAGGAGGTGCGGCCTGTGGGCTTTTCGTATAACGACATTACATCCAAGAGCATGGGCTTAAAGGCAAGGCTGACCTCCTGGCAGGTCAGCGGGAGTCTGCGGAACTTTACTACAACGGTTCCCGGTAAATACGGCGTGACGGATTTCGGCGCGGATTTCGACTACCGGGAGATCGTGGTCTCTTGCAGTATCTTCCCCCGGCACAGCTTTTCCGCCC